CTGGGGTTACTATTACTGGTAATACAGGTAACTCTACAGCTACTACTGCTGCTTCTAATACTGGAAATGCAGGAGCTAACACTGGAACAGGTAATACTGGAGCTGATGGTGCTGGCGATTTGACTCTTACATATTATACAGTTAACCAGACTCTAGCAGCAGGCACTAAAGACGTAACACAAGTATCACTTGTTACCTCAGTTAACCAAACAAATCACACACATAGTGTTCCAAGTTTAAGTGTCAATGCGCATTCACACTCTATTCCTTCATTAACTGTTAATAACCACTCTCATGGCTCTGGGAACTTAGCGGGTGCAAGTCATACCCATAGTGTTCCTGGATTGTCTATTCCTGCACTAACTATCCCTGCACTTAGCGTTGCGAACCATAATCACTCAGTTCCTTCGCTTTCAATACCCGCGCTTTCAGTTCCTGCTTTGACAATTCCTTCTTTGACTGTGAACAACCACTCTCATTCAATACCTTCATTAACTGTGAATAACCACTCTCACGGTGTTGGTAACTTAGCTGGTGGGAATCATACTCATAGTGTTCCTGGATTATCAGTTCCTGCACTGTCAATTCCTTCACTTAGCGTTAACGGATTTAGTGTTGCAACAACTTTACCTTCTGAGGTTGTTCAATATATTATAAAAACTTAAGGAGTTGTTGTGTCAGACGTTCGTGAGCTAGATCAAATGCAGATAGAAATTGAGCGTCTTCATGAACGTTCACAATCAAACAAAGCAGAGATTCAGTCACATGAAGCTGTTTGTGAAGAGCGTTATCAAAATATAGTTACAATGTTTCAACGTCTTGAAAGTCGTTTAGATAAAATGGACGCAGAAGTAGTTCAGATTCGTGATTTAGCTACTACAGGACGAGCTTCTCTTAAAACTCTGTTATGGGTAGGCGGCGTAACAGTAACTACAATTTCCCTTCTTTCAATGCTTTTTAATATATTTCCTAGATGAGCGACAAATTTTTCAGAATTAAGATTCAACGTCTTTTAGACCGTCTTCCAACTCCTGTTCAGTTTAACGAATCGCAGTGGGCGATGGTTGAAAACCTAGACTCACACCGTTTTGTTGTTCATATTGCTGCACGTCGTACTGGTAAGTCTTATGCAGCTGCTATTCTTGCATTTGCTAAACTCCTTGAGCCAGGTCAACAAGTAATGGTTGTTGCTCCTAACTTTTCTCTTTCTTCAATTATTTGGGACTATGTTACAGACTTAATTAAACAACTTGAGATTGAAGTTGACCGTTTTAATCAAAAAGATAAGGTGGTGAAACTCATTAATGGCTCAGTTTTTAGACTACTTTCAGCTAATAATAGAGACTCACTTGTGGGTCGTGCAGCAAATCTTTTAATTGTCGACGAAGCGGCGATTATACCAAACGACGAATACTACACTCGTGACTTACGTCCTGCTCTTTCAACATTTACTGATTCTCGTTGTTTATGGATTTCTACTCCTCGCGGTAAAGGTAACTATTTATATGAGTATTATTTACGTGGTGATGATCCAGAATATCCTGAATGGGCATCTTCAATTCATACATGGAGGTCTAATCCGCGTCTTTCTGAGAAAGATGTTGAGGAAGCTAAAAAGTCAATCACACGTGCCTTATATCTACAAGAGTATGAGTGCGAATGGACAACCACTGAATCTCAGATCTACCTTGATTTAGATGAAGATAAACATATCGGTGATTTTGTAGGTGAGCGTTTTGTTGAAGTAATCGGTGGCTTAGATGTTGGTTATCGAGATGAAAATGTTTTTGTTGTAATTGGTACTGATGGCGATAATTATTTTATTATAGATGAATTTATATCAAAAGAGTCTACAACTTCAGAGTTAGCACAGGCAATTCAAGAAAAAATTGATGAATGGGGTATCGATACAATTTATATTGATTCTGCAGCCCAACAGGTGAAGGCTGACTTTGCATATGATTACGACATCTATTGCGAAAACGCTATTAAATCAGTGAATGACGGTATTAACTCTCTTCAAGTCTTAATAGAACAAAATAGACTATATTTTGATACAGAAGGAGCAAGACATACTTTTTCTGCTATGGCAGCTTATAAGTGGAATCCTAATACAGAAAATCCAAAACCAATTCACGATTGGGCATCTCACCCTTGTGATGCAGTGCGGTACGCTATTTACACACATCAAAAAATGAGTAATATTACAATCTATGCATAGTGAAATTAGAATTATAGTATTAAACTATAAAAGACCTAAAAACGTACACAAGATAATTCAGGCATATTATGGTGTTTTTCCGATTACAGTCATAAACAATAATCCCAAACAACCCTTTACTTCAGAATACTCAATTGATATCGTAAATAATATTAAGAACTGGAAATGTATGGAACGATGGCTGCGTTGTTTTGATTATCCAGAACCCTATAAGTTTATTTTAGATGATGATTTGATAGTAAGTCATAAAACTATAGCTCGGATGAGAAAATTAAGACAGCATATTATAGGAATATACGGCAAAACAGGAGTCTCTACTGCTTCTAGTTATGAAGAACTTCAAAACCACTGGTGCGAAGACCAGTATTGCGACTTTTTAGTAGGTTCAGGCATCTTAGTAAAACAAGAATCTTTAGATGAAATAAAACAGTATTTAATATCCTGGGGCTGGCCAGAGCGTGGAGACGATATCATTGTTAGCTATTTAATGAAAAAACATTTAGGCGCATATAGACGAACTATAAAAGCAGATGTAATTTCTCTACCTGAAGGAGATGTAGGATTAAATAAAGATCCATCTCACTTTACTAAACGTTGGGAGGTGCTTCAAGAATGTCTGAACTAAAAAGATTTCCAATTAAATATATAAGAGATTATATTAAAAAAGATTACAAAATACGTGATGTATGTTATATTTGTGGTTCTACTGAGAATTTAGAACTTCATCATCTTTTTTCAGTTAGTCAATTATTTAATGAGTGGTGCACTCGCAATAAGATTACTGAAATTGATACTGTTGAAAAAATTACTTCCCTTCGCGAAGAATTTGCTATAGACTGTAAGGAAAGTTTAGACCATCACAACTTATTCACATTATGTAAGTCTCACCACCAAAGACTTCATACTATTTATGGGCAACGATACTCTAACCATTTGACACCAAAAATTAAAAATTGGTTAGATATTCAAAAGGAAAAACATGGCAACTAACGAAGTACCAGCTTGGAGACGCTGGGTTTCAGAAAAATTAAATCCTGCACAACCTTCTATCGCGTCTCTTGAGCCTTTTGCTTCTCCTGAGACTATTGTTGATTTTGAACAAGCATATAGAGAGATTGAGGTAATTCATCGTTCTGTAGAGATGGTTATTAATGCTCTTTGTGAGATCCCTCTAAACGTCACAGGTGGATCAGCTAAGAAAGTTAATAAACTACTCAATATAAAACCCAACCCTTTTGAGGATCGTGCAAGATTATTTAGGCGAGCTTTTTTAGACTTTCATCTAGACGGTAATGCTTTTTTCTATTACGACGGTGAGTCGTTATATTTATTACCAGCTAATGATGTTGAGGTTGTTCCAGATGAGCGTACTTTTGTATCTCATTATAATTACTTACTCCACAATCAACAGTCTCAAGATTATTATGGTTTTGGACGAGGTAAGCAGACTTCAAAAGCTGAATCTATAACATTTCAACCCTATGAAATCATTCATATAATGGCTGAGAATGAGAATTCAATTTTTAGAGGTACTTCAAAGCTAAAACCAATTTTGAATTTAATGGAACTGTATTATTACATGATAAAGTTTCAGAGACAATTCTTCAAAAACAATGCTTTACCAGGTTTTGTTCTTACTACAGATAACATTTTGTCTAAAAGAGTCAAAGAACGTTTATTAGAATCTTGGAGAGCATCTTATACAACTATTTTTGATGGTGCTAGAAATCCAGCTATTTTAGACGGTGGATTAAAGATTGATGAGTTTTCTACAAAGTCTTTTGATCAATTAGATTTTGAAAACTCAATTGAACGTATTCAACAAGATATGGCAAAGGCATTAGGTGTGCCTTATGTTTTACTCAAGTCTGGAAATAACGCAAATATCGATGCTAACCAAAAACTATTTTACTTACACACAGTTTTACCGATTCTAACTCAATTTTGTTCTGCTTTCTCACATTTCTTCAATGGCGGGGTAACAATCACTCCAGACAGACTTGCGGTGCCAGCACTGCAACCAGACAACAGAACACAGGCAGTTTATTATTCAACTCTGGTTAATACTGGTATTATTACCCCAAATGAAGCTCGTGAAGGATTAAGATTTCCAAAAATTGAGAATAATGATACCATAAGAGTACCACAGAACATCACAGGTA